GATTTACAATTACGATCCGCCTCCCTCCCATTCATGACAATATTCTGATTTTTCAAGTTTTGCTTTTAAGCGTCACTTGTCTTTCGATCTCCATAGCTGCAAAAATCATCTGGTTTCGGTGCAAGAAGTCCTTTTTCATTTTTGCAATATAAAGTGCCGCTCAGATATTTGCCGCAGAACTTACAATTTTTGCAACGTACTGCTTGGATCATATCAGTGTTAAGAATATTCCGTAGTTTGGATAAACACCACTGTACGTCGTTGTTGTCAATGACCGTCTGTGCAAGATTGTCATCATTCAGTATAACTAACATCTCAACAAGTGCTTTTAAGTCATCCATCATTTATATTTCCAATTCCTCCATCATGTATCAGCCGCTCCAGTAGACGTTTTACCTTTTTGTGCCGCCAAATCGCAACGTCTTCATGACATTCGTAAAGCATCATTATTTGCTCCAGCATAATCTGTACGTCTGCAATCTCTTCAGCAATATGCGGTCTGTCAGCTCCGGATCGAAGACTTTTGCACAACTCTTTTTGCAGTTCACTCAGTTCTTCGATTGCAATGACTCTCTGAATTTCGCTGCCATAAAATGAAATTGCTCTGCCAAGAATTTGTCTTTCGTTCATCGCTATTCCTCCATCCATCTTCGCCCCACAATAAGAGCAATAACAGCTGTCACTGGATTCTGCGTTGCCGCATTCACTACAGGTGAATACACCGTCATCGTGGTAAATCCACTGTCCATATCTCATCGGTACAACATCAGCGGATAACGCATCCTCAATACATGAGATTGCATAATTACATTGCTCATCGTGTTTTTGGACTTCATCAGAAGTCCCTATGAAAGAAGCCATATTGGAAATAATTTCTCGTATTAACGATTCTCGTTCTATGTATTCAGCCATCATCTATCTCTCCTAAATCTGCGTCCACACATCGGGCAGTACCAGACATTTATAATATCCTGCGTCACAAAATCACTGTTTTCATCATCATCGACACGGACGCGCAGCATTCCCTGCGGGTTCAGCGACATTTCGATTGAACTATAGTCCTTTGTCTTGTTCAGCCTTACAAATCGGTTATCCTTACCGTTGCAATAATCACATCTATAAGGGTAGTTAACCATTGTCTAACACCTCCACGTCTGCTTTCTCCAGAAGATCGAAAATATCAGTTTCATCGCTATTTGCAAGGAAATTTCCGGATTCGTCATAGTAATTGTACGCGGTATATGCTCTGGCTTCGATTCCAGCATATTTATGAAGCATATTATTAGCAGTATTGATACAGCCAAGACGCATAGCTTCTTTTATTTCATTCATCTGTGCTTTTGTAATGTATTTAATCATCTCATCATCCTCAATATCTTTTATATCCCATGTCGGTAAGTTTTCGGTTGAGGTTGTGAACGTCATTGTTTTCAATGCAGAGCATTTACTGCAAATTCCATTGCAGCTCATCCAACTGCCACCACACGGATGTATTTCCATCGTTCCGGTCATGTCTTATTCTCCCGAATCATAACGCACAGTTCTACAACGCGTCCATCCTTCAACGTCCACTCATAACCGCCTTTGGTTTTCTCACTATTCAATCCTCCAAGACACTCCTGTACCATATAATCTCTTACAGCACAAAGCGCTTCGTCGGTACATTCTGTTTTATTCTGCCACAAAGACTTATTTCGGCTGTTTAAGGTTCCTGCATAGATTGCAAATGCTCCACAGCCGACATGATATTCCGCCATCCTACATTTATCCTTTCCATTCACAAATATTTATTGATGCTGATTGATTACAGTACAGAATCCAAGCTCCTTCCAGAGATTGAAACGTCCATTAAAAGAATACAGTATCTGTTTCTTATCTTCATCGTTTCTTGTCTTGTCCAGAAAAATAATCATGTACTTTTTATCAGGATCGAGTTCAAGCGGTTTTCTTGTGCTGGTATATTTTCCGCTTTCATCCCGGACAAGCTGATATGGTTTTACATCAAACTTTTCATCTTTCAGTTCATCGCCCCAGATTTCGCGGCAATATACCATTTCCGAAAAGACTTCTTTGATCTGCTTTGCATTGGAAAGACAGCTTGCATCCAGATATCTTCGATTCAGCGTATGCAGTGCAAGCTGGTATGTACAAATAATAGAAAATATTTTCGCGGCTGGCAATCTGGAAAAGCTTTCGGCTATGAATCAAAAGCTGCTGCCACATGGATTCGTCAATCTCATCATCCGATTTCATGGTATCAAACATGAAAACCTGATATCCAATCTTCGAAAGCTTTTTGATCACCTGTTTGACGCGATTCATGTTATTATCAAACAGCTTGATAAAACGGATATTCGCATACTTCTCCTGAGAGATTTTCTTTGCCTTATTCAGCATCTCCCACTGTTCATCTGTAAATTTGCCCTGCTTGATTTTTTTACGTGTCAAACCCCAGTAATCCAGTTCTTGTGTCAGAATATGAACAAGCAGAAGATATTTGAAATCCTTAGAACGTTGTTCATTGCTGATAACAGCGCATTTTTTACCATCCTCTGTCATGGGGATGATCATATTTCCAAAGACAAAACTGGATTTACCGACGCCGCTGTGTCCGCCGAACATATACAAATCACCAAGCGGAACACCAAGGGTCATGTTATTTAAGATCGGGCATTTTTTGCCGTAGCTGATTCCCATTGCTTCGCCATCGTTACATTCCTTCAAAAAAGCATCGTCGATTTCAAGATTTTCAATCTGCATATCCTGTGTACTTTTAATACCGATATTATTCAGCATATAATCGTACCAGTCATAAACCTGCTGACTTGTCATTTCTCGGAATTTCCCGATATTCTGTACAACATTAAAACCTTTTTCGTAAAGAGAAAGCAGAATATTCATTTTGACCAGATTGTCATAATAGGCATCCACATTTTCTACATTGACAAGACTTCTCAATTCATCGACAGAATGGTAGCCGCCGAGCATATCAAAATGCTTTTTTACCGTAGGCTTTGTTTCCAGAAATGAATAGATGGAAACATGATCAAAAGACTTATAGCCTTTTGCGTAAAGCTGTTTTCCGAGAGAAAAATAGAAAATGCCGTCTTCTGTTTTGATGGTTTCATCGTCATTTTCATTCAGCTGCTTATAATCTGCGAACAGCTCTGGGTTCTTCCAGAGGCAGAAAATAAACATAGCTTCTGCGCTTTCTCTGCCTTCTGTCAACTCCTTC